ACTGGCCCGATGCAGAAGATGAAGTCTCAGTTCCGGAGCTTGGACAAGCTGGCTGAGACGGGCAAGGGCATGGTCGAAGCCGGCCATCGCATGGGAGTCACTGGCGCCCTCATTTCAGGATCTGCTCAGAAAATGCAGAATGCGCTATCCGGCATCATGGCCCCTGCCTTGGAGGCAGAGGATGCAATGGCTATTCTGCGCAACAACACCACCAGCACCATGGGCAGCATCGACGCTTCGCTCGATGCGACTATGAAGAAAGCCCGGGAGTGGCAGAAACAGCATACGCAGAGCGCCGCTGAGTTTATCGCGGCCACCAACTCCATGGCTTCGGCGGGTTTGAACGATATCCAGGCAATCGCAGGTGCGCAGGCCGCTCTGGCTGTGGCCACAGCCAACCTGGGCGAAACCGGTGAAGCCGCCGAGCTGATGGCGACGGTGTATAACACCATGGGCGACATGAGCCGGGACGCTACGGAAGAAATGATGCGCCTGGGTGACATGATCACCCGCACAGGCCAGCTCGCCCAGATCCCCAACTTGAACCAACTCGCCCAGGGGATCGCCAACTCCGTAGCATCCGCCAAGAACGCCCAGGAGCCGTTCTCCTCCTTGGTCACTGTGCTTGGCGCCCTTAACAACGTCGGTATCATGGGAGCGCAAGCCGGTACTGCCTACGCTGCTACATCGCGGCAGATGGTGAAGGCATCCCGTGCATTGGGTTTCGAGCTGGCGCGCAATGCCGGAGGCGGCGTGGACTTCATTGAAACCCTGGCCAACATCAGGGAGCGCTTCGGCGAGTCAAGCCAATGGGGCGACGATGTGTTGCTTGCCATGCAGACGGCGTTCGGCGAAGAGGGTATCAAAGCCGTATCACTGCTGGTAAACCAAGTGGACACCCTGCGTGCGCAGTTGAAAGACGTGGAGAACTCTGCCGGCGCAACGGCGGCCGCTCAAGCCAATATGGAAGCTACCGTCACAGCGCAGCAAAAGATCCTGGCCAACACGATAAACGACGTGAAGATGGGCATCGCCGCCGGTCTCTTGCCTGCCCTGAACTCTGTATTGCCGATGGTTAGATCGGTAGTGGATCGCTTTGGGCGCTTTGCTGACGCTCACCCAAACCTGATGCGCATCGGCGTTCTGCTGTTCGCGCTGGCAACAGGTTTGCTCATGGTAGCAGCCACGTTATTCACGGTGATTTCCGGACTCATAATGATGGGTGGTCACGGGCTGCAAGCGGTAGCCAAGCTGGGCAAAAGCATCAAGGGTCTTAGTATGGCCATGAAGCAGGGCAACATTGCCAGATGGGCGGGAACTGCCGGAAAGGGCCTGCGGCAGTTGGGGATGATCGGCCGCAGCGGTCTGGAAACCTTGCAGATCAGGGCGATGTATGCCGGCGACGGCCTCCGGCGGCTCGGCGCTACAGGGCGCAGCGCTTTGCTACGTGCCGGTAGCGCTACAACCCGATTCGCCAGCCAGTTAGGTCGTATGGCGGTCACTGGAGCGCAGGCTGCCGGCCGCATGGCGCTGGGTCTGTTAGGCATGGCTCGCCAGGCCATCTTCGCCGCCGCATCTGCCCTGCCCGGCCTGATTGCCAGCACCTGGGCGTGGACGACCGCCTTGCTGGCCAACCCGATTACCTGGATTATCATAGGCATCATAGCTCTTGGGGCAGCCATTTACCTGTTGATTCGCAACTGGGGTCGGGTATCCAAAGGAGCCAAGAATGCCTGGGCAACCGTGCGCCAGGTGGTAGGCGGAGCCGTGTCTTCGGCGATAAACCTGATCCGCAGCCTGCTCCTATTCGTGGCTTCGATTATCTTTCCGCCTTTGGCACTGATCCTAAACTGGGATTCGATCCGCCAAGGCATGGAAGAAGCCGGCGGTTTCCTGCCGTGGGCATATGAGCAGTTAAAGGCTGTCATTTCCATACCATTGAAGTTGCTGGGCATCGACCCGGCCGCGTTCTGGGAGTCGGTAGACGCCGCCCTGCTCTGGCTGCAGACCAAGTGGCAGCAGTTTAAAGCCTTTTTCGCCACGCCATTGAAGCTCTTGGGGCTGGGCGTGGATATATTCCAACAGTCTTTTGACAACATCATTGCGTGGGTGCAGACCAAATGGCAGGTGTTCAAGCAATCCGGAGCAGCGCTCTGGCAAGCGTTCTGCGACGGTCTTAAAAGTGTGCTAAATGCGCCTGTAGACCTGGTTAAACAAGGGTTAGAAGCCGTGCGCAACCTTCTGCCTTTCTCCGACGCCAAAGAAGGACCGCTATCCGACCTTACCCTCAGTGGTCAGCGCATGGCCACTACGCTTGGGGAAGGCGTGGCTGCAGGAATGCCCGGGCTACACAAAGCTGTGGCGGCCGGTCTGGCCAGCTTAGCTTTGGCTGTACCCGCCCCGGCCATGGCAGCCCCTGAGATGTCTCTGCCGAATATGCCTGCACTCGAAGCGCCGGCGGTTCCTGGGGTAGACCTTCCAGAGCTTTCAGGTGTGGCGCAGTATAACACGGCGCTGGGCGCTTTGCCTGTAGCGCCGCCTATTGCCGGCAGCGCCGCCTATGAAGCGACGCTGACCGCTCCTGTGGCCCCGGCCGTCACTGGCCAGGCAAGCTACATGCCGGAGGTTGCGCCGCCTGTTCTGCCGGGTATCGAGCCGCCTGTTGCGCCGGCAACGTCACCTGTTTCCGGGGTTGCCCGGTACGACGCAGCGCTGGGCGCTTTGCCGACGGCGCCGCCTATTGCCGGCAGCGCCGCCTATGAAGCGACGCTGACCGCTCCTGCGGCCCCGGCCGTCACTGGCCAGGCAAGCTATGCGCTGACAATGATGCCGCCGGCGCTGGTGCCGCCCGTGACCGGTACGGCTGCATACGAGCCAAGTCTGGGTGAGGTACCCGAGCTGCCGTCACTACAGGGACAAGCACTCTATCAGACCGCTGGTCTGCCGAACTCGCTCCCTGACCTGCGCGGCACCGCAGTGTTCGAGTCCCAAATGGCCGATGAACCGGCCGGACGCCGGCAGGAGCTGAGTCGGCCAGAGACGTTGGCTGTGAAGCCTATTACAATCATGCAGACCGCTGCCGAACGAGGCCAGCAAGCCCAGACCGGGAAGGCCGGCAAGACATTTATTGTCCAGGGCGACCTGGTAGTGCATATCGACAAGGCCGATGACGCCGAAGAGCTGATAGACGATCTCTGGGAGATGTCGGAAGAAGGTGGCTTCTCGTGAGGCGGCCTAAACAGACGATCACCGCCGACTTCGGCAAGGTGAAGCTGGGCGATCAAGAGGTGCCGGGGATCTTCTCTCAGATCCGGATCCGCGGCGGAGTGAGGTTTGACGAAGTCTTTGTACCTGGGGCTAGCGGCAAGAGCCGCCAACCTTTGGGATACGAGCCGGCAGAGGTCACCGTTTCGTTGCGGCTTCCGAACGATCATGTATCGACGCCGTACGACAAGTTGGCTCAGATCACCTCGATGTTCCAATCGGTAGACGACCGGGCCAAGCCGAGGGTTTACCGGATCGTGAACAAGCACGTTGCCGCCTGGCGCATACGAGAAGTGGTCTTTAAGGAGCTAAGCAGCGACGAAGACACCAACGACGATACCATCAGGGCGGAGCTGCACTTTGAGGAATGGCGGCCGGTAGTTACCCAGACAGAGTCCCGAGCCACCGTCACACAAGATACAGGCGGCGCAAAGGAAGCCTTCGCAGCGCCCCTTAGTAGCGGCGGCAATGTAGCGATGGCCAACAAGACCACGGGGGCTGCTTCTCAAGACGACGATAGGGTTGTGTAGACCATGTTCGAGTACCTGATACCACATTGCGAGATCACCATCGGCGGCTTTGCCGTGCAGCGTTATGCCGATCTGCAGATTGTTACCGGGAGGAGCAACCCGGTCGACCGGGCCAGGCTGGCGCTGCCCGCAGAAGGGTTGGATCCGGCCGCTGTGCAACGCGATGCCGAAGTGACCATCAAGGCCGGGTACCGAGAGAAGGGGCTATGGGACGTCTTTGTCGGCAAAGTGGTCGACGTGGCATGGTCGCAGCAAGTGGTCGTGTTGTGCAAGGATCGCATGGACGCTTGGCGGGAAAAGCGGCACACCAAAGCCTTTGTGGACACTAAGCCCCGGGAAGTGGTTGCCTACTGCCTGTGGCAAGCCGGAGTCGCCCAGATGAAGCTCTCGGACTCGGTTCAAACCAAGCGGCATTACTTCGTGTTGCGAGGCCAGAACTTGGTGGAGGCGGTAAGTCTGGTGAACCGCACATGGGGGCTGAACTGGCGATTCTACGCCGAGCCATCCGGCGAGTTCGTCTGGGGGCCATGGGAAGAATCGGATCGCTATGCCGAAGGCGAAGTCGTCCGTTTTGAACGAGGCGTCAATGTGCTGGAGCTAACCCCGTTTACGGGCGAGCAACAAGGCGTATTGAAGACCATCTTCCTGCCCTACCTGCGGCATTCGCAGTTGGCCAGGGTAGTAGATAACGAGTTTTGGGGACGAGATGAGCTGGTGCGAGTGGAGCGTGTGTTCCACCACCTTGCCGATAAGAAAGCGAGGACCACAGTACAATGGACGCTCGCGAGCTAGACTTGACAGCTATGCGCCGCCTGGTGAAGGAGCTGTTCCCGGAGCTGCTGGGCTATCACTTGCCGGCAAAGGCTAGAGTGGTAAAGGTACACGAAGACGCCGGCAAGATCGAGGATAGCCAGCGCCGCTACTCGGTGGACGTGCAGTTGCTAAAGCCTGACGGCAGTGATGATGAACAAGCTCCGGTGATACCGGACGTGGAGATCCCCACCTGGTGGGCGGGGCCTGACCGTGGCATCTTCTGTCTGCCGGTAGTAGGCGCTATCGTGCGTGTTGCTTGGGATTACGGAGACCCAGCCTGCCCCTACATCGCTTCGATGCTTGGTTATGGCTTCGACGTCCCGGCCCATCTTCTGGGCGCTTTGGTGATACAGCACTCCAAGGACTGCTTCGTCACTATAGACCCAGAGACCAACATCATAGTGCAACACGACCCGGAGACCAAAGTGGTGATCGACAAGGAGCGCAACATCGCCGTATTGACGCCGGAGAACGAGACACACGAAGTCAAGAAGACATTCGCTGTCAAATGCCAGCAAGCATTGGTGGAATGCGAGAAGGTGGCGCAGGTCAAGGCGGAAACTGCCGTGGTTGATGTGGCTCAAACTGCCACAGTTAAAGCAGGCGTACAGTGCGATATCGACGCTCCGAAGGTGGTCTTGGCCAAAGGTGGACACCCGGCTGGCCGTGGCGATCTGACTCAGGATCAGTTCAATGCGCACGTCCACATTTCACCTCACGGGCCGACTTCGCCGCCCGTAAGCCCAATGGTTGGGGTTCCATCAGACCCAGTGGAGGTGCCGTGATGCCTTCTCCTTCACAGTGTTTTGCAGCCTTTGCCGCTAGTTTGCCGGCCGAGCTACTGGCTCAAGTGACCGGCAATATGAAGACATCGCTTGGCCAGGCGCAAAAGAAGCAGGCGGACATGGTCAAGAAGATCGGGGCTTATCAGGCGATGAAGGGCGCGCTCGAAGAGAGCAGGGCGGCTCTGAAAGCACAGCGAGATGCCATGAGGGCTGCCTTTGACTCCCTGCCTTTTGCTCAGTTCTGGTACTGCATGGAAGTGCGCCAGTTCGAGACGCAGATGCAGAGCGAGATCCTCGACCTAGATGCGGAGATCGCCCAGCTTGACGAGCAGATAAACGCAGTTCAAAAGATGATTGACGTATTCACGCCGGTACAGAATGCGGTGACCAAGAAGGCATCGGCGCTGCAGCAATGGATCGGAAACCTGGGAGGTTAAGGCTATGCAAGAGATCCTGGGTCAAGATATGGGGTTTGACGGCGATCTAACCGTGCTGCCGGCGGGTGATGTGGAGACTTGCGCAGGGTTGGACTGCTATCTGCAAGACCTGCGCTTGCGCCTGGCCACCGAGAAAGGCGAGCTGTGGTGTCACCCGGAGTACGGGGTGCGCCTGCGGCGGTTCGTGAAAGCGCCGGCGACTATGCTCAACCGTATGGACTTGGAAACGGAGATTATCGAAGCCTTGGAAGCCGATCCTCGTACAGTCCCGGGATCGGCGCAAGTGACCATCATGCAGTGGGATCGTGCCGGCATCCGGATAAGGGCGACGTGCTACGCCATAGGCGTAAGCAACCCGCTCAACCTGGTAATCGGCTATGGTGCCGACGAGATCACGCTAGAGCGGCTTTTTGCGTAAGGAGGTGCGCCCATGGACTGGAAAGCATTGGTAGGATTCAAGCCGTTTGAAGAGATAGTGACCGACGCCCTGAACAGCTTGCGGTCTAGTGGGTCGCGCATTACCAATCTGAATAAAGGCGGAGTCTTCCGCACCTTGGTCGAGCTGGCGGCTCAAGGGACGTATGACCTGTATGGGTTGCTGGTGTCTGTTGCCCCACAGGGGTTTGTGGTTCATGCTACCGGCCGGTGGCTAGACCTTCACTGCAGTGGTCTGGGGTTGACCCGCTTTCCTGCTCAACGCACCCGTGGCGTAGTGGTGTTCGGGCGCGACAGGACGCAAGGGAATGTGACGATTGACGCCGGCACCATCGTGAAGACTGACGTGTCGCCTACCGGGCGGGAGCTGCGATTCTTCACCGAGGCATCCGCGGTACTTCCTGCCGGCCAGGCAGAGATAACCGTGCCAGTGTACGCGGAGTTCGAGGGGGCCGCCCACAACGTCGGGCCGGGTTACATCCGCCGAATCGTGACGCATATCGACGGCATCGACTGGGTGACCAACCGGGAAGGTTGGATCATCGAAGAGGGCGCAGATGTAGAAACCGACGAGTCCCTGCGCCAGCGGTATCTGGCCAGATGGGACGAACTAGCTACGGGCGCCACCGCTGCCGGGTATAAAGCCTGGGCACGCAGTATTGCCGGCGTAGTGGATGTGGCTGTGGATGACAGATTCCCTCGTGGCCAAGGCACGGTGGACGTGATCATTACCAGCACCGCCGGATATCCGAGCGCAGAGCTGATCGCCGAGGTGCAGGCGTACCTGGAGACCCAGAAGCCGATCTGTGACAACGTGCTAGTTAAAGCGCCCGAGATCGCGCCGGTGGACTTCGACCTGACTCTTTACCTGCCGCCCTACCAAGGCAGCGAGGCTGTCGTAGAGGCCGCAGCTCTTGCTATCCTGCAAGCCTTGTTTGTGAAGGTGGACGGCTCGGCCATTGAACCGCTGCGTATCGGGGAGAGCCTGTACCGGGCTAAACTGACCAGCCTGCTGATGGGCATTCCCGATGTAGTCAACGTGAGCATCGCCGCCCCTGCTAGTGATGCCGTAATGACTCCTGGGCAGTTGGCCACGCTTGGGCAAGTTCAGGTGCGTGTAGAAAGGGTGAGCGGCCAGTGACATTCGGCGAATACTTGTGGGGCCTGCTTACCTCTGCACTGCGCCGATCTGCCGATGGCGACCTGCGCAAGTGGGTCGACGCCTGGGGCGCCCAGCTCGATCTGGCCAAGGCTGCGATTTTCAAGCTACGCCGCTCCTGGTTGATTGCGACAGCTCAAGGACAGGCGCTGGATGTGATTGGTCAAGGCCGTAAGCTACCCCGCTACCCCGGAGAGACAGACGACGACTATCGCCTGCGGCTCTCAGCGGCATGGGAGATATACCGGCGCGGTGGCACCATCCCCGGCATGCAAGAGGCGCTGCGGCTGATCGGGTACCCGGAAGCCGACATCTACGAGCTGTACAAGGATGGGCCTGTGTCGCCCTTCCACAATGGCGCCCGGCTTTACGACGGAGAGATCAAGCACTCCGGTGGTGTACGCTGGGCAGAGTTCCGGATCACGGCCAAGGTCGATGAAGGTCGCAATGTCACCCGCACCGACATGGCTGTGCTGATGGACACTGTTTACCGGCTAAAGCCGGCTCGTAGCATGCCGACGGCCATGGTGTTCGACTTCGTGTTCGAAGACTATGTGCCGAGCCATGACGGGATAGAGATCGACGTCTTCTTTGTGGCGCACGCCTTGCGAGAAGAGTTCCCCTGGCCGGGAGAAGAGTATAACGGCCGCTATGGTCACGACGGTACCATTGCCCATGATTCCGCCCGCGATGCGCTGGAATCTGCTCTGGCTCTGTCTTTGTCCGACGCCGTGCTACTACCGACCGAATCATGGTCTTCTCTCGTAAGTGCCAAGCTGGAGGACATTGTTGCGCCGGCCAGCGAGGGACAGAACGGTCGCTCTGTGAGTGTGGCTCTGGAAGGCCGGAGATCTGTCTGGCGCTATGACGGCAGCTTAATGCGGGTGGGTGGCGCCACGCACGGCGCCAGGCACTACGAAGGCACCGATCAGTTCCCGGACGGCCCCACACTGCATGACGGCCGCACTCGCGCTTCTATTAGGCGCTACTCCCCTGACACCTACCTGGAAGACAGCTCCTTGGGCGGCACCCTGCGTTTGCAGGATGCTGTACCAGGTGCACCTTCCTATGGCTCCACGAACCTGGTGCATAACGGAGGGTACAATGCGTGGAGGCACAACGGGCGCATTACCCGGGGAGCGAAACGCCGGCACGATGGCTCAATCGCATACTCAGACGAGGCCAGCCGTTGGCGGACATTTCACCATTACGGCGACCGGTTGTTCTATCACGACGGCCTGGAACGCTACTCTCTGATCGTCCCGAGAGACGGAACATGGACGCACGGGAGCAACACCGTCAACGACCTCTTTGGAGTAGTAGTGAAACGCCACGGTCACTCCGTGGCTGCGTAAGGAGGGTTTGAATGATGAGACGGCAGATGCAATTCCAAGAACGAAGCGGAGTCATGCGAGGTAGGCTGGAGCTGGTCTTGCGGCGCAACGGCAAGGTGGTCGAACACGATCCGGGCGACAACCTGATCGTGAACGTAGCTCGCATGAACATGGCCAGGTTGCTATCGGGTGAAGGCCAAAACAAAGTGGTCAACCGGGTTGCTGTAGGCACTAACGGCGCTGCCCCGACCCCTGACGACACAGTGATCACG